ATGGCAGATGAAAAAAAGGATGAAAATGTCATACGCGAGCAGGTTATGGCCAGAGCGCGCCAGGAGGAAGAAGAGGCCGCCGCTCGGGGTGAATCCTCCGGTGTGGCGGCTCCCGAGCTGACTCATGATTTCGTGATGCAGTGCCTGTACGCCAACGAGCTGGGCGACGGCATGCTCTTTGCCGCGCTCTTTCGCCTTAGGCATGCCTATGTTGGCCAGGCCGGCGAGTGGATGACTTGGCGCGGCCATCACTGGAGGATAGACGATATCGATAACGCTCACCTGGCCCAGGCCGACGTCGAAGGTGTGGTCGAGGCCTATCAGCGCACCCGTGATCATTACTTCCAGGCGAGCAAGGAGGCGGAAGAGAGCGGAGACGGAGAAACAGCCAAGCGCCTAAAGGCCAAGTGCGAGGCCTTGAAGGGCAGGATCAACAAGCTCCGTTCCAAGACCGGCCGTCTAAACTGTCTGAATTTCGCCAAGACCAACCGCGATGCCCCTCTGGCCATCCGCGGGGATGAGTTTGATCGTGACCCCTGGGCTTTGCCGGTGGCCAACGGGGTGCTGGATCTCAAAACCGGCCTCTTACGGCCCGGCCGGCCGGAAGAGTATTTGATGAGGGCCTCGCCGGTGGAATGGCGGAGCATTGACGAGCCATGCCCAGCCTGGGAAAAAGCCCTCCTGGAGATCATGGACGAAGATCGGGAAATGGTCGAGTTCCTGCGCCGGATCTTCGGTTACGGTCTAACCGGGCTGGTATCCGAGCATAAATTTTTGGTACTGTACGGCAAGGGGCGCAACGGCAAAAGCATTATCACGGATATCATCATGGACGTGCTGGGGGGCACCAATCCCTTCAGCGCCCTGGCCAGGGTCATCCAGTCGGAGATGTTGCTGGATCAGGGGAAAGTTCGCAGCTCGGCCGGGCCATCGCCTGATATAATGTCCCTGCGCGGCATGCGCCTGGCCTTCGCCTCGGAAACGGACGAAGGGCAGCGCTTCTCGGCTGCACGGGTGAAATGGCTTTCCGGGGGGGACAAGCTTACCGGCCGCTACCCGCATGACAAGCGTGATATCACATTTGACCCGACGCACCTGCTCTGTCTGCTGACCAACAATAAACCGCATGCGCCGGCCACAGATTTCGCCTTCTGGGAGCGTTTGCTCCTGGTGGACTTCCCCATATCCTTCGTGGACCGAAAGCCCCAGGGAGCGAAAGAGCGGGCGGTGGATAAAGCCCTGTCCGAACGGCTACGCCAGGAGCTGCCCGGCATCCTGGCCTGGCTGGTCCGCGGCTGCCTGGAGTGGCAGAAGGTCGGCCTGGCGCCCCCGTTGAAGGTATTGGAGGCGGTGGCCGAATATCGCAAGTCCGAGGATCTCCTGGGTGAATTCCTGGAGGACTGCTGCGAGCTGATCAAGGACAACCCGGATTCTATGCGCACCTTGGCCAGCGAGCTTTATGACACGTTCATGCTCTGGTTCCGCGCCAATATCAGCGCCAAAAAAGACTTTTCCCAGAAGGCCTTCGGTAAGCTGATGAAAGAACGCTTCCGAAGGGAGCGGGTCGGGGGGCATTACTATTACTACGGCCTGCGCGTTTTGCAGTCGGTGCGGTCAAAGCTGAAGGATCAGGACAAGGAGGATCAGGACGACTTCTAGGCAGGACCATTGCAGGACAGTCCCGGGCTTTTTTGTCTTTTGTCCTGCCTTTTATCCCTTGGTCGGCGTGGGTTTTACGGGGAGCCATGCCCATGGGACCATTTTCGGATCTATTTAAAACGTGTGCGCGGGGGGGGGTTTATACATGTGTTTGTGTGTCAAAGGTCCTATGGTCCTAAAACAAGAAAAAGATTAATAATTATATGTATTTATTACCCAAGACCATGCCAAGACCATGCCAGGACCATAAATAATGGTCCTGCTGGATTTGCTCTATCGCCGCGGTCTGGAACCCAGGAAAATCGCCGGAAGCAAAGGAGGGGAATACGCCTGCCCCTGCCCTGCCTGCGGCGGGAAAGACCGCTTCAAGTGCTGGCCGGAGCAGGGCGAGCGCGGCACCTGGTGGTGCAGGAGCTGTAACAAGGGCGGCGACGCCATTGAGTTCCTGCGTGTTTTTAGCGGTCTGTCCTATGCCGAGGCCTGCGCCCAGCTGGGGGTTGCCGCCAGGGAGCGCAGCCGCCGTCCTCTGATCCTGCCCAGGGCCAAGCGCCCGGAGGCATTCATCCCCAAGGAGCACGCCGATCCGGCGCGGGTCTGGCGGAGCAAGGCCGAGGCGCTCCTGACCTTTGCCCAGGAACAACTCCTCGGCAACCCCGGCGAACTGGCCCGGCTGGAGGCCCGGGGCTTGCCCCGTGAGACGGTTGCGCGTTTCCGGCTTGGATGGCTTCCAGGGGAGGGGAAAAATAACTGCTACCATCGGGGCCGGGTGGCCTGGGGGTTGCCCGAGGAAAAGGACGACAAGGGCCAGCCCAAAAAGCTCTGGATTCCGCGCGGGCTGCTGGTCCCTTTCCTGGGCGAGAGCGGCGAAGCGTTGCGTCTGCGCGTCCGCCGGCCGGACGCGGACCGGGAGCGGTTTTTGCGGGACATGAAGTTTTATGTGCTTCCGGGCAGTTTCATGGGGACGTTGCGCCTGTCTCCGGCAGCCCCTGCCGGTGAAACCCGCGCCTGGGTGGTGGTGGAGGGCGAGCTGGACGCCATGGCCTGCGTCTGGGCCGCGGAAAGGGCCGGGCTGCCCGTAGGCGCGCTGGCCGTGGGCACCAACCGGGGCAAGCCGGACGCGGCCGCCCATGCGGTTTTGTCTGAAAGCGCGGCCGTCCTGGTGGCCCTGGACTATGATACTCCGGATAAAGACGGCCGCCGTCCGGGGGCCGAGGGCTTCCCCTGGTGGCGAAAAACCTACCGGCAGGCCGTCCGCTGGCCGGTCCCCCAGGGCAAGGATCCAGGCGAGGCCGCCTCCCTGGGCGTGGATTTGGCCGTCTGGATCAAGGCCGGGCTGCCGCCGGTCCTGACCTTGCCCGCTCCCAGGGCCGTCCATTCCCGGCAATCCATGCCCGTGGGACGTTGGCTTTCTGGTTTGCCGAATGTCTCGGGGCACGAAGCGCGGTTGGCCGCGGCTTTGACATCCCTGGGGCTTTACGCGCCGCTGAGCCCGCAAGAGGCTTGGGACATGCTGGGCCGCTGGGGGGGCGCGCTGGAACCGTTCCAGGGCGGCTTCATCCTCCAGGGGACGGATTTGCTCTCCGAGGACGAGCGCGTGGCCATGGAGCTTTGGAGCGCGGAATATCAGGATTTGCTTGTGTTGGCCTTGATGGAAAGGGCGAGGGTTTCCCCACGGAGCGACAACTCCGCGGGGAGACCGGATGCGGAGTCATCCGACCAGGAGCATTCCCAACCCTCATACTGCATGGCAGCAGTAGAGGCATAACAGGAAACCTGCGGATGGAAAAGCTGAACCTTGAATACTGGCCGGTGGAGAAGCTACGGCCCTGTGAAAAGGCGCTACGGCGCAACGATGATTGCGTGGAACGCATGACGGAGGCCATACGTCATTACGGTTTTCGTGTTCCGATCCTGGCCGGGCGCGATGGTGAAGTGGTGGATGGGCACTTGCGCCTGAAGGCGGCCCGACGTCTAGGCCTAGCCGAGGTTCCGGTATTGCCCGCCGAAGGCATGAGTGATGAACAGATCCGCGCCTTCCGTTTGCTGGTGAACCGTTCGGCCACCTGGGCGGAATGGAATGAAGGGGCCGTGGCTGTTGAACTGGCCGCCCTGCGCGATTTAGACGTTGATCTCGCGGTCACGGGGTTTGGTTCCGGGGAGATTGACCGCCTCTTGCGCGCTTTGTTGCAGCGCGAAGAGGCCGACCCCGATGCGGCGCCAGATGCCCCTGACGTTCCGGTAAGCAGGGAGGCAGATCTCTGGCTGCTCGGCCCCCATCGACTGGTCTGTGGCGATGCGACCGCCTGGCCGCCCTATCAGCAACTCATGGGAGATGAAAGGGCGGAGATGGTCTGGACGGATCCGCCTTATAACGTGGCCTATGAAGGCAAGGCCGGCGGCATCAAAAACGACGACATGCCCGATGACAATTTTATCTATTTCCTGACTCTCGCCTTCGGGCAGATGGCCGGCTGTCTCAGTCCGGGCGGCGCGGTCTACGTCGCCCATGCCGATGGCGGCTCCTGTGGCCTAACCTTCCGCAAGGCTTTCCTGGGGGCCGGTTTTAAGCTGGCTTCCTGCCTGGTCTGGCATAAGAACCAGGCCGTGCTTTCCAGGGCTGATTACCATTGGCAGCACGAACCCATTCTCTATGGCTGGCTGCCGGGGGCGGCGCACCGCTGGCGCGGCGACAGGCGGCAGACCACGGTCATGGACGCCTTTCCCACAGCCGTGCCTCTGCCGGATGGAAACGGCTGGCAGGTATCCGCCGGCGACCGCCTGCTGCGTATCACCGGAAAGGATGCGTTGGTGGAAGAGCTGGCCTCCTCCGTCATTCATGCCCCCAAGCCCCAGGTGTCGGCGCAGCATCCCACCATGAAGCCGGTGGCCCTCATTGAGGGCATGCTTGTGAATTCCAGCAGCCGGGGAGATATCGTACTGGATCCCTTCGGCGGATCCGGCTCCACCCTCATAGCCTGCGAGCGCCTGGGAAGGGTCTGCCGTATCTTGGAACTGGACCCTAAGTTTTGCGATGTGATCATCCTGCGCTGGCAGGAAATGTCAGGAGCCGAAGCCGTCTTGCAGGCGGACGGCAAACCCTTCAGCAAGGTCATGGCGGAGCGCGGGGGGGGGCTGGACGCATAAAAACAGCCGGAGGCGATGTATGAGCGGATCTGATTTGCTGGCCCTGGCTGAAAAGAGTGCGGAGACCGATTTCGTTTTTCTGCTGCAGGCCAAGGAACAAGCCAAAAAAAGAATGAAAGAAAACCCCAGTCCTGAAAACATCTCCGCTTTCAAGCGGGCGCGGGATGCGGTGAGTGCGGAGACCTCCAGGGTCGCCGCCCCTTCCCCCCTGCGCGTGTGCAAAACCCAGCGGGAGGCCGTGGCCTTTCTGGCGGATCGCGGCTTCAAGGTCTCCAAGTCCGCCTTCTGCCGGGACTTGAAGGCCGGCAAGCTTTCCACCGACGCCAACGGGCATTTTGAGGAAAACGCTCTGCTGGCCTACGCCGTGGGCCTGAAGGAAGCCACGGCCAAAGTGGAGAACAAGGCCCTGGCCACGGCCAGCATGGATCGCCTTTCGGCGGACGCGGAGCTCAAGAGCATCCAGGCGGCCCGGCAGAAGCTGCGCCTGGAAAAAGAGCAGGGCCGCCTCATGGCCAGGGCGGACCATGAAAGCGATCTCGCGGCCCGGGCGCTTTTTTTCCGGCGCGAGGTGGAAAACTTCATCCGTCTGCACGGGCCGGGTACTATCCACCTGGTCGGCGGCGACGAAAAACGCCTGCCGGATCTGGTCGCCTTTTGGGAAGAGGCCACCGCCGACTGGATGAACGCCTGGGCTATGGATCGGGAGTTCTTTACCCCGGAGGAAAACGAGGATGAGGAAGCCACGGACGCCGGGTCCGAAGCGGCGGAGGAGAGCGCGGAATGAGCGCTTTCCGTTTCACCTCCGGCGAGCGGGAGATTTTCGCCAGACGCGAAATCCTGCCTCCCTCCCGTTGGGCCGCCCGGCACGTCATCGTGCAGGATGGCCCCTATGCCGGGTCGCCGGCGCGCATGGACGTCTCCCCTTACATGCCCGGCATCCTGGATATGTACGCCAAAAAGCGCGTGCGCAAGGTGGTGGTCGGCGGTTCACCGCAGACCGGCAAAACGCTGATTCTTTACATCTGCCTGGGCTGGTGCATGGACTACCGGCCCGGCACCAAGATGCTGGCCATGCCCACCAAGGAGACGCGGGACCGCGTGAAAAAAGATAAGCTGCTCCCCCTGCTCAAGGGCAGCCCCCTGCTGCGCCGCCAGATCGCCAGGGAGCGCACCGATAACATCACCCTGAAAAACGGCACGCGCATCTGGCTCTCCACCGCCGAAAGCCCTTCGCAGCGCGCCTCTATCACCGTGCACGAGCTTTTTCTGGACGAAGAGAGTCTTTACGCCGCCTCCGGTTCCGGCAACCCGGTGGAGGATTTTGAGGCCCGCACCCGCTCCATGGGCGATATGTCCAAGATCCTGCGCGTCTCGCAGGTCAAGGGTGATATATCCTCCAGCATCTGGGTGGCCCTGGTCTCCCAGGTGGACCAGCTTTACTGCTATGAAGCGCGTTGCCCGGCCTGCGGACGGCGGCACCTGCCGGACCTGGAGAACCTCGTGGCCCTGGACGGCGAAAAGGATCCCCTGGCGGTGCGCCGGAAAAAGCTCGGGCGCTACCGTTGCCCGCTCTGCGGCCACCTGTGGACGGATCACTTCCGGGATCTGGCCGTGAACGGCGGAGGTTGGGCGCCGTACCAGCACAGCGAGGAGCGCGGCTTTTCCCCGGCGGCGGAGGCGGTGGAAGACCCGGAGATCGCCGGTTTCCATCTTCCGGCCATCCTGGCCCGTTCCGTTTCCCTTTCCGCGCTGCTTTCCAGGCGCATCCTCGCCGAGGCCTCCGACGACGCCCGCGTAAAAATGCAGTTCGCCAACGACGAGCTGGGCCTGCCCTACACCCCGGTGGAGCTGGCCACGGACGAAGAGCGCCTGCTGGCCCTGCGCGAGGCCTGGCTCCCCCCACGGAGCGTGCCCTTCGGGGCCGTGGCCTTGACCTGCGGCATCGACGTGCAGAAGCGCGGCTTTTGGTATCTGGTGCGCGCCTGGATGCCCAGCCTGGCCTCCTATGTCATCGACTACGGGAGCCTGGAGGAATGGCGGCAGATAGAGGATTTGCTTTTTACCACCGTCTACCCGGTGTTGGCCGAAGGCGGGGTTCCGGACTGGACCCCGGAGCGGGCGGCTATCCCCCTGGAGAGGATTACCGGCGAGGTCATGCCTATCTGGCGGGCGGCCATGGATTCCGGCGGCACGGAGACCGAGGGAGTCTTCACCCGCACCGAGGAGGTTTACATGTGGGTGCGGGGGCACGGCAGCGGGGTGGTCCATGCCTGCAAGGGCGCGAGCCACGCCCAGACCGCCTATGTGCGCCGGGTCATCCGCGAGCGTTATCCGCATACCGGGCGGCCCATCCCCGGGCATCTCCCGTTGTATATGCTGGATACCGGGAGCCTGAAGACCATTGATTTTTCCCGTCTGCTCAACCCGGAGAGCAGCCAGCCCCTGCGCCTGTCCGCCGGCTGCGGGCCGGATCTGGCGGCGCAGCTTTCCTCCGAGCGCCAGGTGCGCAAGGGCGGCAGGCTGGTCTGGGAGCGCAAGGGCGGACAGAACCACTTGCTGGACTGCCTGATGCTCTCGGCGGCCTGCGCCGACGCCTCCTGGACGCCCTCCCTGCCTTTGTACGTTTTGCAGCTTCAGCAGGCGGCCAAGGAGGGCGCGGTCCAGGCCCGGACCGTCAAGAGGAAGGAACGCCCGGAATCGCGGCGGCGCTGGGGATAAGGAGGTTTTTATGGTGTTTGCGACCACGGATCAACACGCCTCCGGCATGGCGGCGGGCCGGTCCGGTCCGGAGGCGGGCCGGCGTTACCTGCGCGGGCTCAAAGCCATCGGCGATTATTTGGGGGTCTCGGAGAATACGGTCGCCAAGTATATCCGCGAAAATGCCCTGCCGGCCGCCAAGGTCGGCGGCGGCTGGGAGGCGGATGTGGAAAGCTTGGCTGGGTGGCGCGTGGGAGCGCGGATTTTGGGAAACTATATCAAGGTATCTTGATATAAACACGCAAAAAGACGCAAAAAGCCACAAAAATCCCAAGTGGGGTTCCCATCCAAAAAAACCCCGTGTAATCCTCACGCGAAAGCCCTCTGAAATTTTCGCGTGAGGATTTTGCATGTCCCAGGCTCCAAACGGCAACGGTATCATCTTCCTTCCCGGCCAGAAAGGTTTCTGGCGCCAGCTCCACAACAGCATGCTCGCCGCCTTGGATGACGGCACCTTCATGCGCTTTGACGGCTATATCGTGTCGGGGCGCACCTTCAATTACCGTAGCCTGGGCGATTTCATCAAGATTCTGGAATGGGTCAAGGGCCAGGCGGACCTGGAAGACGGCGTTCCGTCGTATCGCGGCCGCACTTATGCCGGGCAAAGGGGGCGGGGATGACGCCGAACACCTCCCGGCTGGCCCCCGCGCGTCGCATCCCGATGTCCGGCATGCGCCGCAAATTTTTGCGGGCAGCCGCCATTTCCGCCGCCCGCCAAGGCTACGACGGCGCGGGCTCTTCCCGGCTCACCGGCGACTGGTGGCCGGGCGGCCTGGACGTCAACGCCCTCATCGCCACGGCTTCCCCCAGCCTGCGCGCCCGGGTGCGCGATCTGGTGCGCAACTTCCCGCCTTTTATCCGGGCGGTCAACGGCGTTGTCGCCTTTACCGTGGGCAAGGGCTCGCGCTTCCAGTCCCTGGCGGTATTGCCCAACGGCGAGCCGGATCTCCAGGCGCGCCGCAAGATTGAAGATCGTTTCCGCGCCTGGATGGATACCGCGGATGTCGCCGGCAAGCTGCACTTTTACGAGCTGCAGCAGCTGGCCAAGCGCCAGGAATGCGAGAGCGGCGAATACATCGCCCGTTTCACCGCCCCGCGCCGCCGTCGGCAGCCCTTGGCCATCCAGATGCTCGAATCCGAGAGCCTCTCCGCCTGGCTGGCCGGGGAGCGGGCCAAAGACACCGATATATTCCAGGGCGTGGAATACGACATCTATACCGGCGAGCCGGCGGCCTACCATTTCCAGACCTCCTACTCCTGGCAGAATCTGGCCAACTGGCGGGAGCCGGCCGCGAACGTGCTGCACGGCTTCGACATGCACAGGCCCGGGCAACTCCGCGGGGTCACCCCCTTTGCCCCGGCCGTCATGCTGGCCAGGGACATGGGCGATTACATGGGCGCGGAGATCGACGCCGCCAAGATGGCCGCCAAGTGGCTGGCCTTTGTGACCTCGCCCAATCCGGAGATGTATCAGGGCGCCCGCCCCCCCGGCCTGGTCGGGCAGGGCGGCGCGCGGCCGGAGCGCCAGGATATAGACTGGCTGGAAAATGCCGCCATCGAATACCTGCGCGTTGGCGAGGATATCAAGATCGCCCCCGGCTCCCAGCGTCCCGGCGACGCCTTTGACCGCACCACCGGCTTCATCCTGCGCATGGTGGCCATCACCATGAACCTGCCCTACGAAATCCTTTCCGGCGACTACAAGGGCATCAACTATTCCACCAGCAAGGCCAGCCGCAATGATTTCTCCATGTTTCTGGTGCCGCACCATTTCCGCCTGGAAGCCCATTTCATCCGCCCGGTTTTTCACCGCTGGCTGGATACCGAGGCCCTGACCCAGGATTACCTGAAAGGTTACTTCCTGAACCCGGACCGTTTCCGCAAAGCCATGTGGATTCCGGCCGGCATGCCCAGCGTGGATCCCCTGCGCGACGGCAAGGCGGATCTGGACGCCATCACCGGCGGCATCAGGTCGCCGCAAATGGTCATTCTCGGCCAAGGGAACGATCCCGAACAGGTGGTCATCCAGCGCGCCGAGTGGAAGCGTCTGTGCGAGGCCTACGGGGTGGACGCCACCACCGGCGGCGTCTCCACCTCCCTAGCCTCCAACCCGGCCAAGCTCGGGGCTGTGGAGCCGTTTGAGCCGCCGGTCACCAATAATCCGGACCAAGACACCGACGGAGAGGAACCCGAATATGCCTAAGCCCATCACCATCCGCGAATCGTACAAGGCCTCCCGCGCCCTGGCCCTGAATCTGGATGCCGCGGGCCTCCCTCTGAGCCTGGATGAAGCGTCCCGCAGCGTGGAGGTCATCGCCTCCACCGAGGCCCCGGCCATGGTCATGGACTGGGATCGCTGGGAAGTGGTGCCGGAAGTTTTGCTCATGTCCGGCGTGCGCATCCCGGCATCCGGGCAGGTCCCCCTGCTGGACGCCCATAGCCGGGAAAGTTTTTCAAATGTTCTCGGATCTTTCCGGGGCGTGCATGTGTCCGCCACGGAACTCGGCCCCGCCCTTGTCGGGCGCTGCCATTTTTCCACGGTCAAGGAGGCGGACGAAGCCTTCATTCTGGTCAGGGAGGGGCACGCCACCGATGTCTCCGTGGGTTATGAAGTGAAGGCCCATATCTGGCTGAAGGAGGGCGAGTCCACTGTTGTGGAGGGCAAGTCCTTCACCGGCCCCTTGCGCATTGTCACCGACTGGTCCCTGGCCGAACTTTCCTTGTGTCCCATTGGCGCTGACGCCAATGCGAAAATACGATCCACAAAAAACGCGCCGTCCGCGCCTCTCGCCGGGCGGAGAAAAAAGGAGAAAAAAGCTATGCCCGCTACTCAACCCAAAAAAGAAAAAAGGGCCGGACTCCTGGCCCGCCTGCGCTCCATTTTGGTCGCTCTCGGCTTGCGCGCCCAGGACGACGAAACCGAAGACGGGCGCCAGGACGTGTTCCTGACGGATGCCGAAGGCAACCCCATCGTCCCCGCCGACCTCACCGAGGAGGAGCTGGTCAGCGTGGTCGAGGAACTGGACAGCGTTCTGGCCGAGGCCGAGGCCGAACTGGACGCCCAGGGAGGCGAGGGAGAAGATGACCTCCAGCGCGCGGCCTCAAAAAAGCCGGGCAGCCGCGGCCTCGTCCTGCCTTCCGGCCGCAAGATCTCGCCGTCCCAGGCCGCGCTGGCGGAACGCGCCCGCATCGCCGGCATCCGCAACCTGGCCCAGGCCCATAATCTCGCCCCGGAGATAGAAGAGAAACTTATCGGCAGCGGCGTGGGGCTGACCGCGGCCAAGGCCCAGGTGCTCGACATGACCCAGCAGCGCAATGCCGCCAATGCCGGCCCCGGCTTCCATGTAAGCCAGGGCGAGACCGAGCGGGAAAAATTCCGCGGCGCCCTGCAGGATACCCTGCTGCTGCGCTGCGGCCTGCCCATCCTGAAACACGCCCCGGACAGCCGGGAATTCCGCGCCGAAGCCCCCGGCAAGCGCGAACTGCGCGAAGCCGTGCCCGGAGCGCAGGAGCTACTTGCCATGCCCATGTCCATGCTGGCCAGGGAGGCCCTGCTGCGCTCCGGCCAGCGCGTGCCGGACGATATTCGGGGCATTGTCGGCCGGGCTTTGACCACCACGGATCTGCCGGTGCTGCTGGTGGAGACCAGCCGCCGCGCCCTGATGGAAGCTTTTGAAATGGCGCCGGAGACCTGGCCGGACTGGGCGGGGACCGGCATCGCCACGGACTTCAAAAAGTCCACGGCCGTGGGTCTGGAGGGCGAGGTCAAGCCCAGGCTCATACCGGAATATGGCGAATACACCGAAGGCCGCCTGGCCGAGAACGCCGAGGAATACAAGATCAACACTTTCGGGCGCAAGATGGTCATTTCCCGCCAGGCGATCATCAATGACGACCTGAACGCCCTGACCGCCCTGCCGCGCATGTACGGCGAGCAGACGGCCGTGATGGTCGGAGATGTGGCCTACGCGGCCCTGCTGGATACGCCCAACCTCATGGGCGACGGCAAGCCCCTCTTTAATTCGGTCCACCGCAACCTCTTCGCCGGCAAGGGCGGCGCGCCCACGGTGGAAAACCTGGGGGCGGTGGTCACGGCCATGAAGCTGCAAAAGGACTCTTTCGGCAACGTCATCACCGTCCAGCCGAAGATCTACCTGGCGCCGGTGGCCCTGGAAGTGGCCAGCGAGCAGTTCTTCAACACCCAGCTCCAGGGCGCCGGGCCGATCCTCGGAAACCAGGCCAACCCCCTGACCAATAACCCCTATGGCGGCAACTATTTCCGCCGGGTTTACGACCGCCGTATGGACGCGGCCAGCCCCAGCGCCTGGATCCTGGCCGCGCAGCGCGGAACGGTGGTGGTTTACTTCCTGGGCGGCGTGCAGTCCCCCTACATCGAGGAACAGACCAACTTCGACACCGACGGCTTCGAGTCCAAGGTGCGCATGGACGTGGGCGCCAAGGCCATGCGCTGGGTGACCCTGGCCAAGGCGACAGCGTAATGGCCCGCAAATCCAAAAACCCGGCTCCCGCCGTAGCGGAGGCCATAACCAGCGAGGATGATATGCAAAACAGCGTAAGACAAGGCCGCAGCATCGACTACACCCCCACCGATGACGTCAAGGGAGGCGACCTGGTTGTCTTCCCGGCCATGGTGGCCGTGGCTTCCACCGACATCCCGGCCGGCGCTCTCGGCGCCTGCGAGGCCGAAGGCGTGTTTGAGCTGCCTAAGGACAGCACCGCCCTGGCCCAGGGCCAGGCGGTTTTTGTCGCCGCCAACGGCGCTTCCGTAACCGCCACCGCCGGAGAAGGCGCGCTCCGGGCCGGGGTGGCCTGGAGCGAGGCCGCCGGATCCGCCGACGTCGTCGCGGTGAAGATCAACGCGTAAGGGAGCCCGATTCCGCATGATGAAGATAACCCGGCTGGAATCCTCGGACTACGGGACCTTCGGTATACTCGCCCTGGGCGGCTTCAGGTGCTTTTCCCTGGAGCCGCCTTGGCGCGGCAACGCGCAGGGCCTCTCCTGCATCCCGGCTGGGGATTATATGGTGGAGCCCTGGAGCAGCAAGACCTATCGCCAGGCTCTGCACATTACCAACGTGCCGGGCCGGGAAGGGATCCTGGTGCACCAGGGCAACTGGGCCGGGGATAAACTAATTGGCCTGCGCTGCAATTCCAACGGTTGCGTCCTCGTGGGACAGGCCCGCGGCGTAATTATTGACCAGCCGGGCATCGCCGCTTCTCTGTTGGTTCTGGCCGAACTTTGCAAATTTTTTGAGGCTTTGAAGAAAGAAAAGATCCCCCTGGAGGTACGCGATGTTGCTTGAGGCGCTCATGGGGCCGGTGGCTGGAATCTTCGGCTCGATCATCACCAGTTTCCAGAACTATAAAATGCAGCAGCTGGCGGCCCAGGAGAAGGAACGGGAGCGCGGCCACGAGTTGGCCATGCTTCAGGCCCGCACCCAGGCCATGATGGCTGAAGTGGAAGCCAATATCCGGATCAGCGAGATCCAGGCCGCGGGCGCCGCTGACTTGGAAGCGGCCCGCGCCTTTGCCGAATCTCAGAAAGAGGCTTGCAGGCGCAACCTCGGCGACGGGGTGATCGAGACCATGATCAAGCGCGGCGGCCTGGCCGGAATCCTGGGTGAGATCCTGGCCTTCCTTCTTGGCAGCTGTGACGTGCTGTCCGCGTTCATCCGTCCGGCCCTGACCATTTATATGACCATCTTGGCCACCTGGGTGTCTTACAAGGCCTGGATCATCCTGGAGCAATGCGGGCTGGCCGGCACGGACATCAATACAGCCCTGAAAACCTGGGAGACAGCCTTGCAGTTTATTTTTGTGTTGGCCACCACCTTGATCAGCTGGTGGTTCGGTTCGTCCAAACTTTCCAATTTCGCCATTGACGTGGTCAAAAAGCAAAAATGAATCCGGAGGGCAAGTCAATGACGGAAGATCGGCTGGCGCGCATTGAAACGAACCAGGCGCGTTTTGAGGAGCGGCTCAATGGCGGTTTGCAGCGCATAGAAAACCAGCTTGAAACCCTGGCCGAGCATAATGCCGAGTATCGGGGCGTGATGAAGGAGCGCGTGGATCGCCTTGAAGCCAGCCAGTCCGGCATGGGCGCGCGCATCGGAACGGTTGAGGCGGAAATACACAGGGCGAAGGGCGGCAAGGCCGCTCTGCTCGGCCTGCTGACCGGCGGCGGCGCGTTGGGCGCGGGAATCATGTATCTGTTCGGGAGGGCGTTCCATGGCCAGCCGTGAATCTTCGCTGCATGTCGCCCTGGATGACGCCGAAGCCCTGCGCTTCCTTGACAGTCTGGCCTTAAAACTGGCCTCCCGCGGCGATATCCCAAAAATTATCGCCCGCGCCCAGAATGACGCCCTGAAGACGGCCCAGGCCGAAGCCGTCCGGGCCATCCGCGAGGAATACAACGCGCCCGCCGGCAAAATTAAAAACGCCATGACGCTCAAAAAGGCCCGCCAGCGCCATTTGCAGGCCGTGCTGACCCTGAAGGGCCGCATGAGCGTGGAGCTCATCCACTACGGCGCGCGGCCGGGCAAATCCGGCGTGACCGTGAAGGTGCTGAAAAGCTCCAGACGCTCCGCCATCCGTCCCGGCGGCAAGCAGGGTATCCTGGCCACCAAAAAACGCCGGGTTTCGGCCACCTGGATAGCCAAGGGGCACGTTTTTGCGCGGGTGGACGACAGCGAAAACCCGATACAGAGGCTCTGGGGTCCCAGCTTTTTGACTAGGCTCTCCAATGAGGATGTGCGCCGGCGTCTGGAGACCAGGGTCCGTGACCGTTTTACGAATCGCCTGCGGTATTACGCGGATCAAGTTCTCCAATAGAGGATGCCATATGGACCTCACCCCTTTTGAAGCCGCGCTTGACGCCGACACCACCCGGGTGGTCCAGGACAGCCATGGCCCCGGCCTGCCGGTGACTCTGCTGACCCCAGAAGGCGCGGCCCGGCCCTTGCGCGGATTTTTCGAGCAAGCCGGCCTGGACGTCACCCCCGGAACCTCCCATGCCCCGGTACTGAGCACGGCTCCGCTGCTGCACATCCAGGTCAGCCTGGTGCAGGCGGCCCTGGACAGGCCTCTTTCCAGGCGCGACCGCTTTATCGTGCGCGGCCGGATTTACCGGGTGGAGCAGCCGCTCCCGGACGGTTTCGGGATGATCGCCTGCAAGCTCCTGGAGGATGAAGATGCGTAATCCCCGCCGCGCCTTGATCCGCCACGCTGTCGTCTGTGTGCTCAAAGAGGACGCCGGACTCGCGGCTCTGACCGGCGGCCGGGTTTTCCCCAACCGTGAGGAGCATTGGCTGGCCGGCGAACTCCCGGCCATCGGCGTCTATGCCCTGTCCGAAGAGGTGCTGGATACGGACATTTCACCGGACCCGCGGGAGCGGCGCATCTCGCTGATCGTGGAGGCGCTGGTCCGCATGGCCGAGAAAGCCGACGACAAGCTGGATGAACTGGCCTGGGCCGTGGAAATGGCCCTCGCGGCGCTTGGACCCGTAGGCGCGGCCATGACGGCCCTGGTCAACAAGGCGCTTGCCGCCGCGGGGAAAGATCCTCTGCCGCCGGCGACCATTAACGGCATCCCCCGCAGCAGCGCCGTGGATACCCTGCTGTCCCTGACCCTTAAGAGCACCGAGCTGGGCATCGCCGTGGACGGCAACCGGCAGATCGGCGTGGCTGTCCTGAATTTCGATTTGGATTACGCGCTTTCGGATTTCCCGCCCGCGTTACCGGATTTTCTCCTGGCCGCCTCCGCCTGGGACGTCGTTCCCGCGGATGGAAAGGCCGATATGGAGAGCCGGGTGGAATTTGACCCGTCAACCAAGGAGTAGAGCATGTCCCATCCCGCCGCCTTTTTCGTCAAGCCCGCCCCCGGCCTGCGCATCCCCGACCCGGCAAGCGGCGACTGCCTGCCGGAGCAGGGCAGGCTGGTCCCCAGATCCGGCTACTGGCTGCGCCGCCTGAAGGCCGGCGACGTCGTTCTGGCCGAAGCCCCCTCCGTGCCCGCCGCGCCAAAAAAAGCCGCCCCCAAGCCGGGCGAAAAGAAGGAGTAGACCATGCCCGTATCTTTTCCATCTCTCCCGACAACCACGCGCCTGCCCTTTGCCTGGGCGGAGTTTGACCCCACCGGGGCCTCCGAGGGGCCTTCCCTCATGCCCTATACCGTGCTGCTGGCCGGGCAGATGCTGCCGGAGGGCTCGGCCGAGCCCTATAGCGTGCAGCGGCCCATGTCCAAGGCCCAGGCGGACGCGCTCTTCGGGCAGGGCAGCATGCTGGCGGCCATGGCCGCGGCCTACCTGAAGGCCAACCCGATGACCCGCATGCTGGCCATTCCCACCCTGGACGCCGAGATCGGGGTCGCGGCCGAGAGCGGCGTCAATATCACCGGCACGGTCACCAATTCCGCGCCGGTAAGCCTTTATGTCGGAGGCGCGCTGGTGCGCGCGGCCGCCACCCTGGGCATGACCGCGGCCGATGTGGCCGAAAACATCGCCACCGCCGTCAATGCCAATCCGGATCTGCCGGTAAATGCGACTTTCTCCCTGGGGCAGATTACCCTGACCGCCAAACACAAGGGCGAGTGCGGCAATGACATCGACGTGCGCCTGTCGCATCTGGACGAGCCGGTGCCCGGCGGCCTGCAGTTTGCCTTTACGCCGTTCTCCGGCGGCGCAGGCAATCCGGACCCAGCGGAGATCATCGCGGCCATGGGCGGCAATCAATATCACGTCATCGCCTGGCCCTGGCTGGATACCTTTTCTCTGAACGCCCTGCGCGACGAGCTGGACGAACGCTGGGGGCCGCTACGCCAGATCGACGGCCAGGCTATCGTCATCCGGCGCGGCAGCTTCGGTCAGGTCACCACCTTTGCCTCGGCCCGCAACGACAAGCACCTGACCGTCCTGCCCTCGGAAAACAGCCCGACCTCTCCCTGGGTGGACGCTGCGGCCTCTGTGGGCGTCATCGCCTATTACGCCCAGTCCGACCCGGCTCGCGGCTTCAATACGCTCCTTATCCCGGGGGTGCTGGCCCCGGCCAAGGCCGACCTCTGGCCGGACTTTCCGGAGAAAAACCAGGGGCTTTTCGAGGGGGTATCAACCCGCTATGTGGCGCCGGACGGCACCCTGCGCTTCCAGAAGCTCATCACCACCTACCGGATCAACCCCCTGGGCGCGGAAGACCGTTCTTTTCTATCCCTGAACAGCCCGCTGACCTTGAGCTATCTGCGCTACGACTGGAATAACTACCTGCGGCTCAAGTACCCGCGCCACAAGCTGGCCGGAGACGAAGACGCCAAGAGCTACGACGCCACCCAGCCGATCATGACCCCCAAGCTGGGCCGGGCCGAAGCCATCGCCCGCTTTATGGACGTCTGGCTGCCCATGGGCCTGGTGGAGGGCTCCGGCCAGTTCAAGCGGGATCTGGTCTGCGAGCGCAGCTCCGTCAACGAGAACCGCCTGGACTGGCTGTTGCGGCCGGATTTGATGAACCAGTTTGAAGTCGCCGGAACGCTCTTCCGGCATATCGTATAAGGGAGGTCGAGATGGCATTGGGAAGCAACAACCGCCGCGCCGGGCGGATCTATCTGAAAGTTGACGGAGCCCTGCAGGACGCCAAGGGCTCTTTTTCCTACAACCTGGGGCATGACAAGCGCGACGCCCTCCCCGGCGCCGACGGCATTCACGGCTACCGGGATACCCCGCAGATCCCCTTCATCGAGGGAGCGATCACCGACCGGGGGGATCTGGATTTGGAGGCCCTGGTCAAGGGCGACAATGTCACCGTCACCCTGGAGCTGGTCAACGGCAAGGTCATCGTCCTGGCCAACGCCTGGTTCGCTGGCGAGGGCACGGTGACCACGGAAGAGGCGGAGATCGCCGTGCGCTGGGAATCGCGCACCCCGGCGGTGGAAAGCAACTAAGGAGGAGTATGTATGGCGTTTGAACCAGTCACCATTGCCCTGGAAGATCCGGTTATGCTCGGCAAGGAAGAGATTGCCGAGCTGACCATCAGCCGCCCTATCAAGGTGGGTGATGTACGCGGGATCAAGCTGAACGAGGATTTGCTGACCTTTGACGATTTGGCGACGATTGTCTCCCGCCTTGTTTCCCAGCCGCTGCCGGTGATCCAGAAGATGTCTTTTGCTGATTTTTCCAGAGTCTGGAGGGAGATTCAGGATTTTTTGTCAGTTTTCCGGGAGACTGGCGGGAGCGAATAGCCCTTTTAGCCTATGTCTTCCACTGGTCTCCGGAATCGTTGGAGGCCATGTCGGCGGAGGATTTGCTGTTTTGGGACGAAAGGGCGGAATATCTGAACCGGCTTCTCAGGTCAAAAGGCTCTTAAGAAGCTCTTGAGACAGACGGCCATGACCGCCAGGGCGAAAGTTCCGATGATGATGCCGTAGGCCAGGCTGAACAGCCCTTCCAGCACGGCCAGGCAGACATCTACGGCGAAAGAGAGACGGGCCAGGGTGTTTTCCATGATAAGAGAGGTATAACAGGTGGCGGGAAAAGGCAAGCAGGCCGGTTTCAGACTGACCATCGGCGCCAAAGACGCCTTCTCCGGCGTATTCGGCCGCTTTTCCGGCTCGCTGGGCAGGGCGCAAAAGGACATGCGCAACCTGGGACGGGCCTGGCGCAACCTGGGACGGGCCGGCGACGGGCTGCTCTCTACTTTTTCCGGCATAGGGAAGGGCCTGGCCCTGACTTTCGGAACCGGGGGCGGCCTTTTTACCCTGACCAAGCACCTTGGGGGGGCGGTCAAGGAATCGGCGAACGCCGCCTCCCGCGTAGGCATGCACCTGAAGACCTGGCAGGAGTATGCCTACGCCGCCGAGCGCGCCGGGATCTCCACCGGGGATCTTGAAAACGCGCTGAATTCGCTGCAGGAAAGGGCGCTCGGCGCCGCCAGGGGGGACGCTGATAGCACCCAGCTTCTGAAGAGCCTGGGGCTGGATCCCCAGACCGTGGAAGGCAGGGTGCAGGCCTCTTCGGTTGTGCTCAGCAAGCTGGCGGACCGGATAAAGGCCTTGAAAGAGGCCGGCGAGGACGCCAAGGCCGCCGGTCTCGCCAAGCACCTCGGACTGTCTTCCATGCTGCCGCTCCTGGAAAAGGGTAGCGGACACCTGGAGGAGATGCGCCTACGCGCGCACGAGCTGAACCTGGTCTTCGGCGAAGAGAGCGTGGAGACCTCGGGTTCCTTTTTATCCTCTTTTACGGACATCCTTTCCATGCTGCGCGGTTTCGGGCGTTCCATGTTTCAGATCGCCCTGCCGGCCATTTCCAAACTCATGGAAAAATTCGGGGAGTGGATTGAGACCCAGCGCCAGCTCATCGGCACCGGGGATTTCGCGGCCTGGATCGAGGGCTTGAATATCGACGAGCTATGGAAGGACATTGAAAATTTCCTGGTCACCCTGAAAGAGTTGGCGCAAGGGGTCAATCGCGGGGCGCGGTTTTTCGGCGGCTGGGGCGATGTCATGAAGGGCCTGGCCCTTTTTATGGGCGGGAGGTTTTTGTTTTCCCTGCTGGGTGTGTTTAAGGCGCTTTCGCCCTTTGCCCCGCTTCTCGGGGGGATTTTCAAGGCCTCGTTTCTCGCCGGCTCCGGCTTCACGGCCCTGAGCAAGGCCTTTTGGGCGCTCCAAGCGAGCAGTCCCTTGGCCTTCCTGACCATTCTGAGCACTATTGCCTATGCCATCTACCGGAACTGGGACGGTTTTGTGGCCTATTTCAAAAACCTCTGGAAGGGCGTCCAGGAGGCCTTCTCCGAAAATTTCCTGCTGGGCATTCTTAAGACGCTATGGGACTTCAACCCCCTGCGCCTCATCCTGAAGGGCATGAACGAGCTGATCGCCTATTTCACGGGTTTCAATTTCTTTGAAAGCCTCGGCAAGCGCTGGGGGGAGCAGTTGACCGCCTGGATACCGGACAGGGTCAAATCTTTCCTGGGCATCGGCAGCAAAGAGCCAGCCCTTGCCCAGTCGGGCGAAGGGGTTGGCTCGGGGGCGCTGGCCTCCAGGGAACTGGCGGCGACGCGGAGCGAGCATGTGGAAAGGCAAGAGAATCGTGTCATTCTGGTGCCTCCGGATGACTGGGGCATGCAGGTAAGCGGGCCGGCCGGCGGCGTGCGCCAGGACGGGGCGTCCATGCAGATCGGCTACCTGGGGTATGGGTACTGAGATGTCCTGGAAAGAGCGCATCCGGCCGGCTTCCTTCAGGGGGGCGCCCTTCGGGGTCCGCGGCGACGACAAGGCCGGCGGACGCCGTACCGTGGTCCACGAATTCCCGCAGCGCGACGAGGTCTATGTTGAAGATTTGGGGGCCGCCAGCCAGCGTTTTACCGTGCAGGCCTTTGTGCTCGGCCAGGATTACATGGACAGGCGCGATGCCCTGGAACGCGCCCTGGACGAGCCCGGTTCCGGGACCCTGGTCCACCCCTGGTACGGCGAGATAACCGTTTCGCAATTCGCCCCTTACCGGGTGCGCCATAGCGCCGATGACGGCGGCATGGCCGTATTTACCCTGTCCTTTGTCCGGGACGGCGCGCCCTCCAGCCCGGATTCCGGCGTCAACGCCCGGGATCGCGCCCTCTCCAGGAGCGGGGAAGCCGGTATTCTCGCCTGCGACGCCTTTGACTCCGCTTTTGCCCTGGCCAATCAGGGAGTTTTTGTGCTTGACCAGGCCTACCTGGCCGTCACTTCCGCTATGTCGCGGGCGCAGGCCGCTCTGGGCGGCAATGCCGGGGTGATTGCCGGTATGCTGGGGGCCGCGACCGGCCATGATTTTCTCCCCTGGCTGTCCGTGGGGCGGCGTTTATGGGCCGGCTTCCAGGGTTTGGGCGATGCCGCCGGGGGATCGCCGGCAAATCGGGCGGCCGGCTGGCTGAATTTGGCCGGGCAGGGAGTTCCCCGGCCGTTAATAGAGGCTCCTGGCTCGCTCCGGGAGCGCGTCGCCGAAAATGATTTGGCCGTGCGGCTCTTTATTAGGCAAATCGCCACCGTGGAAGCGGCCGCCGGCCTGGCCCTGGCCGAACCTGCCTCCCGCGCCGAGGCCCGCGTCCTGCGCGAGAGCTTTGTGGACGTCATGGACGCCGTGCAGGCCGCGCTGGAGGACAGGAGCGGCACGCAGGAGGATTTTTTTGCAGCCCTGGCGGACATGCGGGCCGCCACCCTGGCCGCCCTGGCCGAGGCCGCCCGTTCCGCCCCCGACATCGTCACCTATGTCCCAGTCGCGGTATTGCCCTCCCTGGCGCTCTGTTATCGTATTTCCGGAGATATCGCCCCGGAGGCCGACCTCCTGGCCAGGAATCGCATAATCCACCCCGGGTTCGTGCCGGCGGAGCCCCTGGAGGCGCTGGCCTATGGATAAGATTACCCTGCGCGTTCATGCCCCGGCGGGGTGGGTGGACTGGTCATACTGGAAAAGCGCGGAGATCACCCGGCAGATTGACGCCATCTCCGGGGCTTTTTCCATTTCCCTGGCCGACAGGTGGGCCGCCGAAGGCGGCGAGGCCATGCCCCTGGCCGCCGGCATGAAGTGCGCGCTGCTTATCGGCAAAGACCCGGTCATCCTGGGCTATATTGACAAGGCCGCTCCGGCCCTTTCCGCCTCCGACCACGGCATCGGCGTCAGCGGCCGGGATCGCAGCGCGGATCTGGTGGACTGCTCGGCCGTGCACAGCCCCGGCCACTGGATGAATATTGACGTTTTGCGGCTGGCCCGCGAGCTGGCCGGGCCTTTCGGCGTGCCGGTATATGCCGAGGGCGATATCGGCGCGCCCATCCCCAGCTTTAAGCTGGAACAGGGAGAGACCGCCTTTGAGGCCCTGAACCGCGCCCTCAAGCTGCGCGAGCTGCTCGCCTGTCCGGACGGCGCCGGTGGCCTCGCGCTGCTCAAGGTAGGGGGAAGGCGCAACCGGACCGTTTTGAAACAGGGTGAAAATATCCTGGCCGCCTCGGTGGACTATGACTTGACCGACCGTTTTTCCGACTACCTGGTGCTGGGGCAGCAGCCCGGCAGCGACGATCTTTTCGGCCTGGAGGCCAGCGCCGTCCATGCCTCGGCCAGGGACGCCGCGGTCCGGCGCTATCGCCCCCTGATTATCCGGGCCGAGAACGCGGTGGACTCCGGAGCCGCCCAACAGCGGGCCGCCTGGGAGAGAGCCGTGCGCGCGGCCCGCTCGGTGACTGTGACCGTAACCGTGCCGGGCTTCCGCCAGGGCGCGGTCGGCAGCCTGGAAGGCCCGCTCTGGCGGCTCAATGCCCTGACCAGCGTGGATATCCCCTATTTGCGCCTGCGCCAGGAGTTGCTGGTCACCAGGATCACCTGCCGGCGCGACGATTCCTCCGGCAGCGTTACGGTTTTGGAGCTGAAAGATCCCGCTTCCTTCAGGCCGGAGCCGAAAATCCAGGAGCCCGCGCCTTTGTGGGATTACCGGGTTGAGGCTGAAAAGGACTTGCTGGCCCGGCAGCTGGAGCATGCCGAGAGGCAGAACGGGCAGATCCTGGAGGGGCGTCCATGACCATGAACGCCGAAGCCAGGCGCTACATAGACCGCCTCTTTGAGCGCCAGGCCCGTAGGCTGCGCAATATCGTGGCCCGTGGGGTGGTGGTCATGGTGGACGACGCGCGCAAGATGCAGGAGCAGCAGGTCCGTCTCCTGGACGGCGAGCTGATCGATGGGGCCGAGCGCCCCCAGCCCTATGGTTTCAGTTCCAACCCTCAGCCGGGGGCCGAGTGTTTCGCGGCCTTCGTCGGGGCCGGGCGCGAGCACCCCGTCATCCTGGCCGTGGATGACCGGCGTTTCCGCGTCCGAAGCCTGCAACCGGGAGAAGTATGCATCTATACCGACGAGGGCGACAGTATAACTCTGAAGCGCGGCAAGCGGATCGAGGTCAAGACCGGACACGCCGTGGTGGAGGCCGAAGACAGTTGCGCGGTTGTCTCCAAAAACTGTTCGGTGCGGTGCGATACCTGCGAGGTAAGCGCAAAAGTATCCGCCAGCATCGCCGCGCCGGTGATCAAGCTCGCCGGCGCTCTCAGCGTGAGCGGGGCCGGCGGCGGGGCCGGGACCGCCATCCTGGAAGGCGACCTGGTGGTTAGCGGAGACGTGAGCGCCTCCGGCGTATCCCTCGTAAGGCACACGCACAATTACAGCTCCGAGGGCGGCGTCACCAATCCGCCGAACGGGTGAAGGGAGAGCTGTGATGGATATCTCTCTGGCCTTTGATCACGAGCTCATGGCTTTTGACCTGGTCCTGGCCGAGGACGGCGGGAATCGTGATCTGCAGGGCGACGCCGGCCTGCTCGCCGCCGTGATCGTCAGCCTCTTTACCGACCGCCGGGCGGCTCCGGACGATCCTCTGCCCGACGAGCGCGTGGGCGTGTCATCGGACCGGCGCGGCTGGTGGGGCGATCATATCTTGGAGGAAGATGCCCGTGACCTCACGGGCTCCCGCCTCTGGCTGCTAAACCGGGAAAAGGACATGGACGCGGTGGTGGAGCGGGCCAGGCAATACGCCGAAGAGGCCCTGGCCTGGATCGTCCGCGACCGGCTGGCGACGGAGCTGCGCGTCAACGCCTTCCGGGAGGCTCCGGGCTGGCTGGGCATCGATATTCAGGCCCTGCCCCTGCCCGGGGTGGATGAAAAGACCCGGGAATGGAACTTCGTCTATGACTATGTAAACGCCGCGCCGGTGAGCGTCAGGTCCGGCTTCGGCCTGGCCGCGTAAGGAGCTTATATGCCCTGGAACCGCCCCACGTTGCAGCAGCTCTATGAGCGTATCTCCCGGGATTTTTCCGGCCGCCTGCTGGACGGCGGCAGGGTGCTTTCGCGCTCGGTCATCGCCGTATTCAGCAAGGTCTGGGCCGGGGCCTGTCACATGATGCACGGCCTGCTGGCCTGGATTTTCCTGCAGGTCTTTGCGGACACCGCCGAAGGACCTTACTTGGAGCGCTGGGCGCGCATCTGGGGCAAATTCCGCAAGGAGGCCGAACGCGCGGCCGGTCCGGCGGAATTTGCCGGACAGGCCGGGAGCCTCATCCCCGCCGGCGCCCTCATCCAACGTCAGTCCACCAACCAGACCTACGCGGTCCAGGCGGACGCTCCTGCCCTGGACGGCGTTATTTCCGTAAATATCCGGGCTGTCACCCCCGGCGCCGCCGCCAACCTGCCGCCGGGCGCGGCGATAACCCTGATCGCCCCCCGCGAGGGGGTGACCTCTAACGGCACGGTCATGCCCGACGGAATCAGCGGGGGCACGGACGAGGAAAATGACGAAGACTTGCGCCGCCGCCTGCTGGACCGCCTGCGCCGCCCCCCGCGCGGGGGTTCCAAGAGCGACTACGAGGCCTGGGCGCGGGAGGTGTCCGGGGTCACCCGGGCCTGGTGCTATCCCATGGGCCTGGGTATAGGCACCGTCAGCCTGACCTTTGTGACCGACAACGCGTCCCTGGAAACGGGCGGCCCCATCCCTACGCCGGAAATGGTGCGGCGGGTGCAGGAACACATTGAGCCCCTGCGCCCGGCCACGGTCAAGGAGTGGCTGGCTTTTGCGCCCGAGAAGCTGTTCGTTGACGTCAGCCTCTCGGTCACCCCGGATACCGAGGCCGTGCGCCAGGCCGTGCGGAGCGCGCTACAAGATCTGATCACGCGCGAGGGTGTTCCCGGGGCGGTGATTTTTCTCTCGCATATCCGTCAGGCCATCAGCATATCGGCCGGGGTCATCGACTATGAGATCGCCGAACCCAAGGGCAATATTGAGGTCCCGGGCGGATATTTCCCGATGCTGCGGAGCGTGGATTTCAAGACCGATGACCCGCCGGCAGGTGATTCTGATGGAACTCCAGCCTCGTAATGCCGCCGATTATTTGGGCATGCTCCAGAGCCTGCTGCCGCCAGGCCAGGCCTGGACCCGCGCCCTTGGCTCAATTCTGGGCAAAGCGCTCCTGGCCTGCGCCGAAGAGCTGGCCAGGGTGGACATCGCCGCCCGCCTGTTGCCCGAGGAGGCCAACCCGGCTTCCAGCATCGCCGGCCTGGAGGACTGGGAGCGCGTTTTTGGTCTGCCGGATGGATGCCTGCCTGCCGGCAGCAGCTTTCAGGAGCGCCGGGGGGCCGTGCTGGCCAGGATGCTTGATGCCGGTCTCCAGAACCTGGCCTATTGGTATGAACTGGCCGAAACCCTGGGCTATGCGGCGACCATTGAGGAGCACTGGCCCTTTGTCTGCGGCTGGCATGAATGCGGCGATCCCCAGGCCGGATGGACGCCTGAATCCGGCATGACCGCGGAGCGCTGGGAGCAGGAAATGGGCTATCCGGCCGGACGCCTGGGGGCGGAGGAGAGCCGCTACTGGTGGAATGTCATTGTCCATGGCGATCATTTGATCCTCTTCCGCTGCGGCGAATCTCTCTGTCCCGAGCCGCTGGGGGACTGGCGCGGCGCGGACAGCCTGGAGTGCGTGATGCGGCGCGATAAACTGGCGCATACCCTTTTGACCTTTGAATACCGGGAGGAATAATATGAAATACAACCCGCCCTTCGGCGCCCAGGACCCCAACGCTTCCTTTGTCAATATAATCCCCGGCCTGCGCAAGGGTTCGGCGGTGCCGGCCGAGGCCATAGAGTATACCCAGCGGGAGATCGTCGCCGTCATCACCGAGTCCGGCCTGGAGCCGTCCAATACGGATCTTGCGCAGCTGGCGCAAGCCATCAAAATTCTCGCCATGCGCTATTCCGGCAAGAAGGTCGGCGAGTTCGAGCTCTCGCCCTTCCGGGCCGACCAGCTCAAACCATTTCATTATTTCGCCAACGGCGACCGCTTTGCCCTGGAAAGTCCGCAGGGACAGGAACTTTATAAGCTTTCGCCCGAGTACAAGCAGGACTGGGGTATCACGGTGCAGGAGATTGGCGGGGTGCTGACCATTAACAAGCCGACCCTTTTTTACGATGACGGCCGCGGAATGTTCTGGCGTCCATCCTCCTCTCCCGGAGGGAACGCGGTCGGGGATGCCATCAGGCCGATACCTGGGCAAATATACTCCGGTTATGGCAGCACCGGATCTATCCAAGGCTCGTTCAGGAGCGCCTCCGGCGCATTTGTCGGCTCGCATCCCATTAATTACAACCTCACACGGGGTAGCAGCGCTGGCGATGGATGGACGACTGTTAACCTGGACATCTCCCAAGTGGTCCCCACCGCCGAGGAAAACCTGGTGCTTAACATCGGCCTCACTCCCGCGATCTTTTTGGGTGTTTGATGTCATACGCCCAGGAATATGGCCGGGGTCAGGCCGATATGAAGGGACGCGGTTTCAAGGCCTGCGAAATTGGGGCCGAGGAGGGCGGAATTGAACCTTAAAACATTGCCAGCTGGAGAGGTGGCAGTTGTCGCATGATTAGACCCATCCGTCTCCGGAGAATCAAAAGCTCCCGTATTCCCGCTTGAGTAAAAGCTGGTACTAGCATAGCCGCTTTGACTACCCGTAATCGGCCTCATAGTATCGTCAGACCCGCCCCCTCCGGGAAGGGAGAGAAAAACGGATTTGACGGCAAATAGACGGGCAGGATAAGAAGAGTCCAGGCAAGTCCCCCGAAAGGAGGGTATGCCTATGGCGAAGTTCCTTGTGAACGTCCTGGCCGCGATAGTGGCCGGCGTGATCGTGGCCCTGATTATGCGTAAGGTGTAAACAGGTCTGCCCCTGAAGGATCGCCATCCAAGTCAGGGGCAGGTGCCTTGTGGTAAAACACGGGGGGCTTGCCTGGGCTGGGGGTGTTAACGCACTTCCCGGCCCACCTGACACTTATATAGCTACCCCGCTGAAAATTGCAAGCCTTTTCACCCCCAACGCCGCCTGCTGCTGTAACAACGGCCCCAGCTGCGCCCGCATCGTCTCCGCCCGCGTTTCCAGGCTGGCCAGCCTGTCCATGTCCGCCTGAGTATTTACGCCGTCGGCTATAGCCCGGAGAGGCCGGATAGACTGCAAGTCAAGCTGGACAAGCTGCCCCTCCAAGCTGTAAATCTCCTGCCGGAGCAGTTCGGCTTCAGATGGCGGGGGGGGAGCATCCGACCAGCCAGCCGGCCGCGGGCCGAAGTCTTCGACCTTATGGCGCTCGCCGTTGACATAGCCTTCCTCTCCTCGGTGATCCTCGATCAAAATCCAGGCATTATTCGCAATGTCGGCGGCAGGCCATTGCCCCTTGAAGGCGGCGGGGACATTGGCCTGGAGGGGTTTGCCGTCACCCTCGAAGACGAAGGGCAAGGGCGTGCGCAGGGCGTTATCCGGGGCGAAAGTCCCTTCATCCGCCGGAGCGCTCATCATGTACGGCAGAAGCGGGTCCGCCAGGTTGAAATAATTATTGACTTGCATATTTTCTCTCCTTGTTACTTTTCATTTTCCTCCTCTCCCGGAGGGGGTGGGAAAATCGATACCATGCGTCCGATTACGGGTCCAATAGCCTTGCGTGCGCTTTCTGTAGGAGAGGTAATTGGTCCGCCATTTATGCCGTCCAGCCCTGATAGAGGGATTGCACAAGGAGCATCCGGAACAGCCAATTCAGGCATAAATGGCCTTAACACCGGCCTCCTCGGTGACCCCTGGAACGGTGTTGAAACCGCCCCGTTGTGGCAGGGCCTTACTCCGGCCATATTCCTGGGCGTATGACATTACACACCCAAAAAGATCGCGGGCGTGAGGCCGATGTGCAAACCGGCGGTTTCGGTGCCGGAAAAGTGGAGGCCGAGGAGGGGGGTGTTAATACCGATTCCTCGAGACGGTAAAGTGGTGCCTCCGGCACCCTGCGACCCCACAGGCGTTACTGGTTCAAACGGAGGGGCAGATATATCGATCCCAATGATGTAGCCAAGCGGGCCAATAATCGGCCTCATGGTGTCATCCTGGCCACCCCCTCCGGGAAGTATGAGAAACCATCTTCCACCCCGATAAGCCTCCCAAAAGGAGGCTTATATGTCGCAGGCTATTTTTCAAGACGTGGCGCGGGAATGGTGGGAAAAGTACATGCTCCGGGGGGCCGTGTGCTATGCAGAGGAGTGCTGGCGGCGGTTAGAGAGGGAGGTCATGCCGGAGCTGGGCAAGCGTCCGCTGGCCAAGATCACCCCGCTGATGATCCTGACCATCCTGCGCCGGATCGAAGCCAAGGGTTTTGTGGTGACCGCGCATAAGGTCAAGTCTCACATATCGCAGACTTTCCGCTACGGTATAGCCTGCGGGCTGGTTTACACCAATCCGGCCCGCGATTTGACCTACGCCCTCGCGCCGAAAATATCCACGCCCAGGGCGGCCGTCACCGAGCCGCGCCAGGTGGGAGTGCTGATGCGTGAGATAAACGCTTTCCGGCCAATCCAAAGGCGCTGCGCATTGCAGTTTGCGGCCCTGACCTTTGTTCGACCCGGGGAACTGTGCCGGGCCGAATGGTCGGAGATCGAGATGGACGCGGGGGCCTGGCGCATACCGGCCCACAAGATGAAGATGCAAAAGCCGCACATCGTGCCCCTGGCCATGCAGACCCAGGAAGTGCTCCGCGAGCTGCGCGCCCTGACCGGCTCCGGGCGCTGGCTGTTCCCCTCCCGTTATGACGCCTCCAAGCCCATGGGCAGACTGGTGCTGAATACCGGCCTGCGCCGTCTGGGGTATGGGCCGGAAGTAATGACCGCGCATGGCTTCAGGGCGATGGCGGCCACGTTGCTGTCTGAACAAGGCTGGTCATCGGAGGTCATTGAGAAGCAGCTCGCGCACGCGGATCGCAACCAGGTGCGGGCGGCCTATCAGCGGTCGGAACTCCTGGCCGAGCGCCGCAAGATGATGCAGGCCTGGGCGGATTACTTAGAAGTACAGTACGCGCGGGCGATGAGGAGGAAGTGATACGAAATGTAAAGGCTCTGTCGTTACCGATAGAGCCTTTACATGCAGTATCTTACTTTTTCCCCTGCGCCTGTTCCGCCCGTTTGATAATCGCCGGGCCGCCAGGAGTGTTCTTCAAGACCTTCAGCATGTTTTCCTGGCTTTTGTATTTCCGGCCTTCCAACGGTCCCTCGTGGACGTGGTATTCGCCGGTTTCCTTGTCATAATGCCCACCGTAGGCATCGCGCCCGCCAGGGTGCGCCAGGGCAACTGAAGCCAGGGCGAAAATTGCCAGTACGGTCAACGTCAGTTTTTTCATTTTCCACCTCCAAGTATTTTTATCAGTTCCTGGGCATTCCCGGCCCTAAAGTTAAAATAGGCTCTTCCAAACTCCTTTGGGTCTGTCTGTGAAATTACTCGCAGCAGATCCGCCTCTTCATCCGTCAAGTCGCCGGATGCCGCCAGGCGGGCATAGCGCTCCCGCCTGGCGGCAGGGGTTTCGGCTTCCATAGGTTCAACCTGTGTCAGGGCCTGGGCAAGGGCATCCTCGGTGATGATGCGCACGGGCAGGCCTTGCTGTATAAATTCCACCGCGTCTTCCAGCTTGCGGCCCCATGATTCCCCGGTCCATCCGGCGCTGGCTGCCGTGCCGAGCACGACGATGCAGCCTGTTTTTTTGACTTTGCCGACGACTATGCCGCCCCGCGCCTCGATTTGGCGGGCAACCGCCCCGCGCTCGCCCAAGGCGAAAGTGCCGGTAAGGCAAAAATACTGATCAAAGGTGACCGGCTGCGCGGCCATGGCCGCTAGGTCCGCCTGGCTGACGCCGAGCTCTTCCAGATCCGGCAGAATGAGCTTGCCGCGCACGTCATAGGCCGGTCTGCCGCTACGTTCATCCATGGCGTTAACCCCCGGTATTCGCTGGTTCAGTAGGCATTGCGGCGAAAACCTCACCTTTGTGCATGCCGGTTATCAAAAGCCGTACCAGATCATCCTGGGTCATATCCACCAGGCGGGTCTTCTCCCAGGTTCCGGGAATGGTCTTGGCCCGGTAGAATTGTACCTGGGCCTGACCGGGGTTGCGGTCAGTAAATTTATCTTCGGTTTCTATGGCCATGCCGCCATCGGTGTTATCATTTGTTTCATTTTTTTGCGGTTTCGCGCCGGTAGCCAGGGTTGCGGATATCACCTGCAACATCACCCTCGCTTTAGAATTAACAGTATAACCTACATCAAAGCCGAACCCGGCGCCCTGGGTCCAGACATAGTAAGATTCTTTTTTTTGTTTCATTTTCCCGGTCGCGGGGTCTTTGATTTTAGGGCCTATACCCCTGCGCCTTCGGCGCAGGCCGATATCCAGAGAGGCGGCGAAGTGTCTCCCAAGATCAAAAGTCCAGCCCCGGCAAAAGCCGTCTTCCGGCAAAGGGTAATACCCTTCAGGCAGGCTCTGTCCGTAAGCGAGCAAGACCGTTCCACGTTATCCGCGTTTTTTGGAAGGAGTGATAAGGGCATCAAAGATGCGCAGGGCGCTTTTTTGTTGTTCGGTCATGGCTGGGGAAAACCTGCCAGCTTTTCGTGTAATGCGATAATTTTATTTTTATCGGCCAGCCATTCTTTGAGCGCAGATACCTCCTGTTCCAGGGTTGCAAGGCGATCTGCCTGGACAAGCGTGGCGTTTTCAGATCGGTTCATTTTCCCTTCGCCTAAGACCAGCCAGTTAAGGTTTAGGTTCCATTCATTAGCCCATTTCGCCAAAACATCTTGGTCTGGTACGGTTTTCCCCTGAAAATAATTGGTAATGGTTCCGGGCCGGACGCCGCCGACAAGCGCCAGCTCTTTTTTTTCAAGGTGATAACTGTCTAAAATATCAGACAGTCTTTTGATTAAAGAAGTATCAGATCTAGGTTTTATGGTCATTTTTTAATTTTTTATTTGCATGTTTCAATTTTTTGAAATAAAGGTTTTCGTAACACCTTCTCTAAACCACTTTTCGGCAAAAACCCGGAGGGGATTAATGCCCAACGACGAAGACAAGCCCGAGTCCGGATTTTCCAGTGTCCCGCTGGAAACGCTGTTCCTGGCCATAAGCGAACGCCTCCCAAAAGGATGGACGGTTACTATGTCCTATGTCGATGATCCCGAACCAACTTCGCTATACAAGGCGGTTGTCCTCGACCTGCTACGCAAAATGGTAAAGCCCGAAGCCTTGAAGGATTCAGCGGATGACGGTCGGGATAGTTAACATGGTTCCCGGCTTCAAGCGCCTTTTGTTTTGTGGCGTGCGCAGCTGCCAATTTTTGACAGCGGCAAGCAGTTCAACCATTTCGAGTTTCCTGAACGCCATTACCCGGTACGTCACGTTTCTTTCTTTATCGTGGAATTCCGTGGCGATATTGGGAGCATCAGCCATATTCATACCATCCGCGAGGTGCAAGCATGAGTAAAATAAATTTTGATAACGGATTACCAGAATTGACCAGAAATGAAAAGTACGCGCTCTGGAAAATGCGCAGCGGCAAAACCGGCGACGAACTGGCGAAGCTTTGCGGGGTATCGGCTCCTTTTTTTTCCAACATGATCCGCTCCGAGACCATGCCGGTCTGGCATCACCAGACCTTGATCGCCGCCGGCGTGCCCGAGGACTGTCTGCCCAGTCCGGAAATCAATAAAAAAGGCCCCAAGCCGGAAGGTTTCGCTTTCCAGGAGCAGGAGCCCCAGCCCGCGGGCGAAACGGCGGAGGCCGCCTCATGAAAATTTCCGCCCCCCTGACCATTTACATCGCCTCTTCCGCCTCCCGGAATATCCACGCGGTCTGTATGCTGGGGGATCACCTGCGGGAGATGGGGCATACGGTTCTGGACTGGACCGGGATGGCCATGCCCCTGGCCTCCAGCCTGCCTCCGGCCGAGCGCCGGGCGGCCCTGAATTTCGACGAGCGCGGGGAAATTTTCGTTTTTTGCTCGGAGGCCTGCGCCCGGGCGGACCTGGTCATTTACCTGGGCCCGGCCGGGCAGGACGCGGGCTGTGAAATAGGCATGGCCTTTGCCTCGGGCGTGCCGGTGTTCGGCTTGGCCGGGATCTTGGAAGCGCCGGGACTGATGCTGGCCAGAGCGGTCACTCGCTGGTGCGCGAATGTGGACGAGCTGCTCCTGCAGGTGGGGGAGCTGGCCCGGGGCAGGGCGCCGGTATGACCTCCGCCGCCTTTCTGCCCATCTGCGGCCATCCCAAGTACAGCATCAACGCCCTGGGCGAGGTGCAAAGCTACCTGGGATCCATCCTGAAGCACGATTCCTGCGGCCGGGTGCAGCTGCGCCTGGGGGACAGCAGCAGGCGGTTTTTCGTGGGCGAGCTGATGGAGCTGGCCGGGCTTCTGGGGGGGGGGCAAACCGGAAGAGGACGCGGCCTTGCGCGCCGAACTGGCGGAAGCCAGGGAGAGCAACGCCAAGCTGAGCAAGGCCCTGGATCAGGAGCGCCTGTTTACCAAAACGCTTATCGCCGAACTGGAAGCTCCCCCGAAGAAGGCCGCGCTCCCGGCGCCCCCTCCTCCCAGACAGGATGTCAAGGGTTCAGCCGGGGAGGTGGCGGCGCTGAAGGATCAGCTCCGGCTTTCCCGCCGGTCCTGCGCCCATTATCAAAAACTGCTGGCCAAGCTGCAAGCCCGGCTGGAAAAGGGAACCGCGCCCGAGCATTCGGACGCCCGGGACTGGGAGGATGACGAATGAATTCGCCGAATACTGCCATCCGCGCCCGGCAGGTTGCCCAGGGCGAAGCGCATAGCTTCATCTGGGTGGACATGTGGAAGGCCCTCAAGAAGGCCGGGCACGATCCCCGAAAAATAAGCGTGGTAGACTTGGATGCGTTCGTAAAGCATTACGAGCGCGAGGTCGTCTTTATGCCCTTGGGGCCGGAAGATGTCCCATGCCAGGAATGCAACGGTGTCGGCGAGCTCGAATTTGAAGTGCCGCTTGCGGTCGCGCTGCGGGATATTGGCGTCACAATTAACCCTTAAGAGGGGGACTAGCCATGTTTGTTTATAGAACTATTCCAGACGGCCCGTACACCCTATTTACCGTTGGACACTATAGCCCTGACGGCAAATGGAATCCCGAATCTGACCATAGCACCATGGACGAAGCGGCGGATCGTGTCCATTACCTGAACGGCGGAAGCAAGCCGAGGCGCTATATTCCGCCGCCGCCCCCGCCGCACGCTGATTGCGGCAGAGATTGACCGTTTACAGAGAATGGAGGCCAACCATGGCTGATGAACTGAAGCCGTGCCGCATGTCCGCTGAAGTAAAAAACTGTCTGACGTGCAGACTGCGCGGAAAATGGGATGGAACCACAGCAGAGTGTAACTGGAGATATCCAGATTTGCCGTCTTGTCTTGACCCTATGAAACTCCCGAATCTCCATGAGCTTAGGAGGGAATCTAAAATTGTTGGAATAGTGAACAGGGATGGATATTTGATCCAGATCACCGCCTGCCCCGCCCACCAGCCCAAGGGCGGAGAGGGGTAGGGGTAAATGATCTTCTCCGCCATTTCCATACAACAGCCCTGGTCCTATGCCATTTACCGTCTTGGCAAGGATGTCGAGAATCGCTCCTGGCTTTTGCCCCTGCGGTATGACGGCCGCCCTGTTCTGGTTCATTCCGGACAAAAAATAGACAAGGCCGGGCACGAATACCTGGACAGTCTCGGGCATCCCATCGGTGCAAACATCCTTCGGGGCGGCATCCTGGGCTTCGCCGTATTCACCATGCGCGGGCCAAGGCGGCGATCCCGGTGGGATGCTGTGGGGCAGTATAATTGGCGCATCATCGCCTCCGGCGAGCTGCCTTTCCATCCTTGTCGGGGCAGCCTTGGCTTTTTCAAGGTGGATTACCCGCATGAGGCGGCGTGTGAGGATTTTTTGCGCAGCCTTGGCCTTGGCGGACTCGGTACAAGGAGCGCGGTATGACGCGCCTAATCTCTCTGGATATTTTCGCCGGAGCCGGCGGGGCGAGCTGGGGACATTACCTGGCCACCGGCCGGCACCCGGATATCGCCATCAACCATAACCCGCTGGCCGTGGAGATCCATGCCCTGAACCACCCGGAAACCGAGCACTGGGCGCAGAATATCTATAACGTCAGCCCTCAAGCCGTGGTCCGGGGGCGCAGGGTAGGGCATATGTGGGCCAGCCCGGACTGCACCTATCACTCCGTGGCCCGCGGGGGAAAGCCCGTCCGGGTTGTGGCGCAGCGGGACCTGCCTTTCGTGATCAGCGGCAAGTGGTTGCCGGCCTTGCGGCCATTGGTTTTTCAGATGGAAAACGTCAAGGAGATTCTCGGCTGGGGGCCGCTGGACGCGGGCGGCCGCATCGTGAAATCAGGCAAGGGGGATTACTGGCGTTCCTTTGTCCGGCAAATCCGCCGCCAGGGCTATGCCGTGGAATGGCGCGTGCTGCGGGCCTGCGATTATGGGGTGGCCACCACCCGTGAGCGTCTGTACCTGACGGCCAGGCGCGATGGACGGCCCATCGTCTGGCCGGAGCCGACCCATGGCGCGCCGGATTCTCCTGAGGTGCTGGCCGGCCTGCGCAAGCCCTGGCGGACGGCGGCGGAATTCATTGATTGGAGCCTGCCCTGTCCGTCCATCTTTGACAGCTCCGGAGAAATCAAGGCTAGGTATGGCCTGCAGGCCCGGCGGCCGTTAAGGGATTCATCCCAACGGCGCATCGCCAGGGGACTGAAGCGCTTTGTGCTGGATAACCCGCGCCCCTTCGTGGTGCATTACTTCGGGGATAACGACGGACGAGATTTTTTCCGCGGCGCCGGCCTGGATGAGCCGCTCTCCACGGTCACGGCCGGGGGCAACCGGCATGGGCTGGTGATGCCGTATATCTATAACGCGTCCCATAGCAGGTCGACATCGCATGTCAGGGCGGCGGACGCGCCCATGGGGACGATCCTGACCAAGTCCGAGCATGCCTTGGCCGTGGCGCACCTGATAAAATATTACGGCACGGACCAGGCCCCGCGCTTGGATATGCCCCTGGACACCTGTACCACCAAGCCGCACTTCGGATTGGCGCTTTCCTGGCTTTCCAAGATGCGCGGAGAAAATATTGGGCAGGATCCAGATACGCCCCTGCATACACTCTCCGCCGGCGGAAATCATTTTGCCGCCGTGAGTGCCTTCCTGACCAAGTTCTATGGCAGGAGCACAGGCCAGGCCCTGGAAACCCCGCTACATACCGTGCGCCCCGGTGAGACTTTCGGGCTGGTGATCTGCCATGTAAACGGCGAGCCTTACGCGTTGGCGGACATCGGCATGCGCATGCTGCAGCCCTATGAGCAGGCCGGGTGCATGGGCTTCCCGCCGGGGTATCACCTGGCTCGCACGGCCGCCGGTCCGGTAACCAAAGAGGACCAAAATATGCTCATCGGCAATGCCGTCTGCCCGGGCTTGGCTGCGGTGCTCATCCACGACAATTATCCGGCGGCGGACAGCGAGTTCGCCTGGCAACCGCCAAGGAGCTGGCAGCCGACCTTCTGGCCAAGCCGCGAAACGGCCATGGGGGTGGCGTTGTGAGCCAGACCATTGTAGTCACCAATCCGGAATCCCTGGAGGATTTGGCCGCCATGCTGGTCAAACTGATGGGCAAGCCGCAGGGCATGCCGCCGGAAGTGCTGGAGCTGGAGAAGCTGAAACGCAGAGAGACCCTCACGACCAAGGATGTGGAGACACTCTACGGCATCAACGTCAATACACTGTGCAAGTATCGGTCTAACGGCGAAGGCCCGGCCTACATCAAGGACGGGGAAAAGGTTCTATATACCCATGCCGCGGTCAAGAAGTACCTGGAGTCCCGGAGACAGAAGACGCATGATCAGCCGTAGCAACCCGCGCCGCCTCCTTTTCCCTGGCTTGCCGCATCAAGGTCCCGATGCGGCCGGCCGCCTCCTGTTTGGCGTCCGGGCAAAGGTGGCTATACCGCTTGGTCATTTCGACCGAGCTGTGCCCCACCAGTTCGCCGATGGTGAACAGCGGCACCCCGGACTTGGCCAGCCAGGAGCAGTAGGTGTGCCGCAATGTATGAAAGACCACCTTGTGCCGGCGGTCCGTGATGCCGTTGTTCAGCCCGCAGGCGGCGACGGCGCGGACGTAGCTTTCGTCGGCGTCAATATTGATGGCACCTCCATATCTGGAACGGAAGACAAAATCCTCGGGCGCGGCTGGCCGGACCTCATCCAGGAGGGCGCGGACTTCGGGCGTCATATGCACGATGCGGCTGATGGTTTTGGGATCCTTCACCAGGACTTGCCCGGCTGCAAAATCCAGGTGTTCGCCGCGCAGCTTCAGAATTTCACCCTTGCGCATGCCGGTGTGCAGCGAGAGAAAGGCGATGTCATGCCAGGTGCGGCTCCGTTTTTTCAGGTCGGCGAGCAGCTTTATGGCTTCGCTTTCAGTCAGGAAGCGTGTGCGCGCGTTGTCCTGTTTGGGCATGCTCAGGCCTACTGTGGGTATCGGGCCGCTATAAACTCTCCAGGCGGTGAGTTTGCGGTACAGGCGGCGCACGTCGCTAAGGATCAGGCGTACCGTGGCCGTGGAAAGCCCGCGGCGCAGCATTGCGCCTTTAAGGTCCTCCAGGTCCATCAGAGTGATGGCATCAAGGCGCCGATGGCCGAGGGGCTCCAGCAAATACCGCTTGAAGCGGTTGCGTTCCTCCTGGGGTCTGACCAGGTGCGGGAGCCATTTTTCATCAAACAGCGTCCAACCCTGGGCGAATGTCATGCCGCCGGCGCCTTTTCGCTTGGGTTTTTCTCCCCTGGAGATACCGTCCAGGATGGCTCCGCGTCGCTGGTTGGCAAAGGCGGCGTTGACGCCGTCGCTGGCGTAGCCGATAAAGTCCCAGCAAAACTTGCTTTCCTGGTCACGATAGCATATATCAAAGGCGGTATCGGGCTTGCCGGTGCGCTTGTTTTTGATCTTCCGGGAGTACACGCCCGGGAAGCGGGTTTTCTCCCTTCGGGAGCCGCGTTTAGCCGCTATCATCCCGCTATCATTTTCGGTCAT